ATGGCAACAAAGAAGAAAGAAAAACCCTCAATGTGGGAGCGCACAGAATATGATATCATCAGCGAAACCGAGACAGATACAGAGATCATAGGCGTTATAAAAAACCGTTATAACGGTGCTAATATCATCTGTCATATCCCAAAGCATACCAAGGAGGAAGAAGAAAAGCTGTCGGCTGACATAACCTTTGCCCTCATGCAGATTGCATTTACTGGTCAGGATATAAGCAATATGAAAAATATGGAAATACTTATGGATTGATAAAAAGAAGCCGCCGGGGATTATTCCCCGTAGCTCCAGACTATAAAAGCGACTCCATGTCACATATCGACTCTGCTAAAAAATAAAACTGACTCCGCTTAAATTGCGGAGTCAGTTCATTGGTATTGATACAATAATTATTACTGTCGACTTTAAAGTGAACAATCAAAAATGAAATTGATATCGTTTCTGATTACCCACTTAGTATACAGATTATAGTTCAAAAAAAGTTAAACTATTTCCAGCGATTATTTAATAATACCGTTTACCACGCCAGCAGGTGTGCCTTCTGCATCTTCGTCAAGGTCAACATGCTGTGCACAATCCTTAATATCGCCATTTGGAACAAGATATAATGCATTATGTTCTACCCACTCGGCAACTAAACTAGCATTTGTACGATCCCAACGGCTTCTGCCTGCGTCGCTATTGTATTCTATAATCATATCACATATATCAGACATTGCGCCTAAATCATTGATCTTGTATGAGTCACGTACCTGGTAGTTTACATATCCATCAGACTCAACAGCATCATAAATAATTACTGAATCTGATAACTGAGAAGCATTTGATAAGTTTTCTACAATATAAACACTTTTATTGTTTCCATTAATATTTACTGTACCAAGTAACTGTGCATCTAATTTAGCAATTTTTTCTGACTGATGTTCTGTACAGCCGGTTCTCTGGCAGCTACGTACCTTAGAGCCCTCTCTGCTGCATGTAGGCTTCAAACGAATTGTCCATGTGCTCTCCCAGCTATGTCCCTTTGCAGGAATATCCTGTTTGTCAAGTACTGTCTTACATCCGCTTCTTGAGCAATAAAGTCCCTTTACACCCTTTTCTGTACATGTTGCTTCCTTAATTGTGCTATAAGAACCACTGCTTACATAATGACCAAGCTCAGATGTATAATTACTCTTTACGTAGTATGAGCATCCGCTTCTTGTACAATCCTTTAATGTGTAACCCTTAGCTGTACATGTGGGCTTTACTACTGTTGTTTTAATGCTGTGTCCAAGTGCAGGAATTTCCTGTCTGTCGAGAATTGCCTTACATCCGCTTCTTGAGCAATAAAGAACCTTTTCACCCTTTGTTGTACATGTTGCTGCCTTAATTGTGTTATAAGAACCACTGCTTACATAATGACCAAGCTCAGATGTATAATTACTCTTTACGTAGTATGAGCATCCGCTTCTTGTACAATCCTTTAATGTGTAACCCTTAGATGTACATGTGGGCTTTACTACTGTTGTTTTAATGCTGTGTCCAAGTGTTGCTTTATAATTAGTCTTTTTTGTTGCAGTACATCCGCTTCTGCTGCATACATATAAAGTGTATCCCTTTTCTGTACATGTGGGTGCTACAGTTTTACTTGCCTTCCAACTATGTCCAAGTGCGGAAATTGTTGATACCTGCTTTGTCTTGCACACTGAGCATACACGGTACTTTGAACCTGTTGTTGTACATTTTGCTGCCTTTGTTATTACCCATGAACCCCAATTGTGTCCTGTTGCAGGTATAGTTATCTTTGAGTAATATGAACATCCGCTTCTTGTACAATCCTTAATTGTGTAACCGGGTGTTGTACATGTGGGCTTTACTACTGTTGTTTTAATGCTGTGTCCAAGTGCTGGCTTATAGTTTGACTTAGTGGAGTATGAGCATCCGCTTCTTGTACAATCCTTTAATGTGTAACCCTGTGCTGTACATGTGGGGTTTACTACTGTTGACTTAATGCTGTGTCCAGGTGCGGGAATTATTGATGTCTGCTTTGTTTTACAACGTGTGCAAATGTGATACTTTGAACCTGTTGTTGTACATGTTGCTGCCTTTGTTATTACCCATGAACCCCAATTGTGTCCAAGAGCTGCCTTATAGTTTGTCTTGGTGTAGTATGAACATCCGCTTCTTGTACAATCCTTTATTGTGTAACCCTGTGCTGTACATGTGGGATTTACTACTGTTGTTTTAATGCTGTGTCCAAGAGCTGCCTTGTAGTTTGTCTTGGTGTAGTATGAGCATCCGCTTCTTGTACAATCATTTAATGTGTAACCCTGTGCTGTACATGTGGGGTTTACAACTGTTGACTTAATGCTGTGTCCATATGCAGGAATTGTTGATGTCTGCTTTGTTTTGCAACGTGTACATGTATGATACCTTGAACCTGCTGTTGTACATGTTGCATTTTTGGTTGTTACCCATGAACCCCAATTGTGTCCAAGAGCCGGCTTATAGTTTGACTTAGTGGAGTATGAACATCCGCTTCTTGTACAATCATTAATTGTATATCCCTGTGCTGTACATGTGGGAGCTACAACTGTTGACTTAATGCTGTGTCCAAGTGCAGGAATTGTTGATGTCTGCTTTGTTTTGCAACGTGTACATGTGTGATACCTTGAACCTGCTGTTGTACATGTTGCTGCCTTTGTTGTTACCCATGAACCCCAATTGTGTCCAAGAGCTGCCTTATAGTTTGTCTTGGTGTAGTATGAGCATCCGCTTCTTGTACAATCATTAATTGTATACCCCTGTGCTGTACATGTGGGACTTACAACTGTTGACTTAATGCTGTGTCCATATGCAGGAATTGTTGATGTCTGCTTTGTATAACAACGTGTGCATGTGTGATACTTTGAACCTGCAGTTGTACATGTTGCTGCCTTTGATGTTATCCATGAACCCCAGTTGTGTCCTCTTGCAGCAGTATAGTTTGTCTTAGTGTAGTATGAACATCCACTTCTTGTACAATCCTTTATTGTGTAACCCTGTGCTGTACATGTAGGACTTACAACTGTTGACTTAATGCTGTGTCCGAGAGCTGGAATTGTCTGGCTGCTAAGCACAGCTCTACATCCGCTTCTTGAACAATAAAGCACTTTTGTACCTGTTGTTGTACATGTAGGGTACTTTGTTGTATTGTAAGAACCACTACTTACATAATGACCATAGCTGGATATAGTTGATGTCTGTCTTGTTCTGCATTTTGAACATATACGATATCTTGAACCTGTTGTTGTACATGTTGCATTTTTGGTTGTTACCCATGAACCCCAACTATGTGAACAAGCAGCTGCATAAACATAAGAATCCTCAGAACCGCTTACCGCTGTAAATTCCTTGGACTTATTTCCTGTGAGTACAGCTCTTACTTCATCACTGTCTGCATCGGGATTTGCCTGCATGAACTTAACAGCGTCTGCTGCAACATATTGTGCTGCGTATGATGTTCCCTCTGCTGCATTTATGAATACATCTACCGATACTCCGTAGTTTGAAATCGGGCTGATTGTTCCGTCTTCTGCAAGTGAACCTGCGGATATTACAGACGAATATGCTGCAGGATATACTGCCTTTTCAAGTCCATCGTTTCCGGCTGCAGCAATCATAAGAACGTCGTTCTGTGCTGCATAATTGATTGCATCCTCAAGAATTGTTGATGCTTCAAAGCCTTCAAAGCTCATTACGATAATATCTGCATCATTGTCAACAGACCATACGATTGCTTCGCTGATATCAGAGTACTTTCCTTTCCCCTCTGAATCAAGTACACGAACATCGTAGAGTGCGATTTCAGGAACCTTGTTGATAAGTGTCTCTGCCATCATATTGCCATGCTCGCTGAATTCTTCATCATCAACAAACGAAATGTCCTTCGCTGTTTCAATTGATGTGATTCCGGAGTCGAGAACAGCTACTGTGATTCCGTCACCAAGGAGTAACTCCTCATGACTATCGCAGCAAGCAGCGTCCTCTGCGTGCTCATGTTCCTCTGCGCATGAACCAAGCACATCTTCCTCATTACAATCTTCATGAGCGTGCTCGTCTGTTTCTTCGCAATCATCGTGCTCATGAACATGAGCGTGATTGCTTTCTGAATTTGCTCTGCTTGCTGTTTCAGCATATGCAGATGATGGTACTGATGTAAGTACTGTTGCACTTGACATCAATGCCGAAAGAATGAGTTTAAACATTCTCCCCTTCATTTTTTACATCCCTTCTGTACTATGTACGTTTTATTTATAACAAGCTCACTTTTGAGCCTATTACCATCATATTCAATAAAACCGATAATACAAACCCTATATTCATGAATTAAAAATAATTTATTTATATATATATTTTTTCTATATTTCAATTTTCACAACTTGATAATAATAACATATTCGACGCACTATGTCAATATTTATAATCAACAAAAAGGATTTAACAAATTTCGTCTTTTGTGTATATTTTTTAATATATGTAGAAAAACTATAATTCAATTTCTATTCAATCAAATAATCTAAAAACGCTCATAAACTCGAAACAAATCCATTGCGAGCAAGAAATATAATTTTATTAGAGAAATGAAGGATGGTCATATCTCCAATTATATAAAAACAAATAGAGTGGCTTGAAAAAGCCACCCTTTTTTCAATACAGTTCATATAAATTATCACCTGAATATCGTCACCAGTTATACCTGCACCTACAGTAAAAAACAATCTAATGATAAACTCCCATTTATAGTCACATTCAGTTATGTACATCATGGATATTATAACAAATTGCAGTATCCCGTTAATATTAAAACTCCAAACGCAAAACTCGCCAAGATCATAATATCTCAGCTTGGAGGTCCAGACGGCGAACTCGCAGCCTCGCTTCGTTATCTCAACCAACGTTATGTTATGCCATATGCTGAGGTTAAGGGACTCCTGACCGATATCGGAACTGAAGAATACGTACCATAATGATATACATAACAAAAACGGCAGGCTCTTTATGAACCTGCCGTTTTCCGTATCATATTTCGGTAAGGAGACCGGAGTAAGTATGTTCATCGACAGTAAGAGTGACGAACTTAGAAGGTTTGGGAGCCGATGGAGGAGGACGATATCCGTCGTCGAAGGTAGAGCCTGCTGAATTGGGGATGCCTGACTTTTCGGAGACATTGACGACCTCGGCGCCCTTGAAGAAAGCTTTGCGGATTTCGTAGTGACAGTGGCTGCCTGTGGAGTGACCCGTACTGCCCTCGATGCCGACGACGTCGGTGCACTTGACGGACTGACCCGAGGAGACCTTGAGTTCGGACAGATGACCGTAGTAGTAGAAGAGACCGTCGCAGCCCTTGATGCAGACGTAGAGACCGAAGCCCTGAGCGTGGTTGTTGGGATTTTCCCAGCCTGCGAAGTGGACGGTACCGTTGACAGTAGCATGAATCTCCTTGCTGTCGATTCCAACGAGGTCGAGACCGTCATGAGAGGGATTCTGAGGCGGACGGAACTCTTGTGAGACACGGAATTTTCCCATATAAGGTGAATTCATAAATTATTCCTCCTTGTTTTTGACATTTTTAAGCCGTTTGAGGAACTTAGCGACCCATTCGGCTTTACTTATTTCGGCGTAATTTTCGAGAATGGATACAATCTCCATAAGCACGACATAGCAAAAGACGGCGATAGCGGCGACAGCACCCGTAATTTCGGCGAGGTGTTCGGCGGAGTAATACTTTCCGAGCTCTTTTATGCCGATTTCAAGACCGCACACCGTAGCCATAACGGTCAGCTCAGCGATTTTATTGAGACCGCCCTTACGCATTTTGGCGCTGTTGAGGTCGTGGTTGACGTAACCCTTGATGAGACCCGTAACGAAGTCGGAAACAGCAAGTCCGAGGACAATCATAAGCATAATAATGTACTTCATAGTTTAGCCACCGTCCTTCAGGCACCACGCACCGTTGTTGATATACTTGACGCCATCAATGTCTATTTTGACTGCGTCGGGATATTCCTGCGTGATAAGCAGGAAGCAGTCGGGCGTGTAGGCGTTGTCGTCACCGTAGACGGGAAGGGGTGTCAGAGTAGTCGCAGAATAGGTAGTGGCACTTATATGGTACAGGTAGGGATACGAACTCAGACGGCTGTTTTTATTGCAGACTACCAGCCTATGCGGAGAGATAGTTTGAGTGTTTTGTCCCGATGAGCAGTAATAATATGAGCCGTCGGGAGTACCGACAATTGTCGTATTGCCGTTATTATCCTTGGTGATAACCAGACAGCCGACATTACTTGGTGTTGTTGGGATATACGGTACAAGCACCACACCCTTGGAACAGGCACGCCCAGCTCTGAGTACGGTATTATTTATGCCTACTTTCGTCATATAGACTTCGGCGCTGCCTTCTTTGCCGAACACATAGCACGGCGAGTTCGGTCGTTTGTTAATTCTCAGTAGCTTGTGGTCACCCACATAGCAGTCCCAGTATTCAAATTTGTCGTCTGCACCGTCCTCGATTTTGTCGAAACAGGTCGGAACGAGGTTAGCTGTGAGCCATGCAGCCACCTCGTCATTTGTTGTAAATAATGTCTGCGTAATTGCCATTATATAACCTCCTCTGAAGCATTTCCCATAACGTGCATATCGTCTGTAATTGCGGACATCAGCGACGGAACCGAGTTTGCGGGAACACTCCCCTCCTCGGGAACCTTCGGCACATCAAAACCGAGCTTCACATCGGTCTGAACAGTAAACGTAAACTGCATATCACACCTCCGTCGGAACGGGAGCCGCCGAAACTCTCATGCAGCCTGCGAGCTTCTTATAGCAGAGACCGTCCGAGACAAGGCAGAACACAAGCAGGTACGTGCCTTCGGTGAGGAGCGAAGTCTCCCTGCTTGTAATCTGAACGGCGAAACCGTTTTTTGATGCAGACGCTTTTATCTCTGCGGCAGCACGTGTCGGGTCGTTCTTGGGAGCAATCAGCAGCAACATACTTCCGCCGACCTGATTTCCGTCCACGCAGATTTCGAAGACGGGGAGCGTATCTCCCTGAATACACTCCATATCGGGGATTTTGTCGTAAAAAGTGAGCATATTATCAAGCCTCCTTAGCTGATTCGAGTTTTGAAACACGGTAGTTCAGCGTGTCGATGGTTCCACGAAGCGAGTTATAAACCGAATCTGAATCCTTGAACATAAGGTCCTCACAGATAATATAATCGGACGTTCTTATTGTACCCTCCGCATTGATAGTCAGTTTCAGCTCATCATTCTTATAAAAGAAAAGTGAACCCTCCGCACTGATAGTCAGTTTCAGCTCATCATTCTTATAAAAGAAAAGTGAACCCTCCGCACTGATAGTCAGTTTCAGCTTGTCATCCTTATAGAAGAAGATACCGCCTGCCTGAGCAAGAATGGTCGAGCCTGTCCCCTTGTTCTGAAGGACCCACTGAAGTGGCGATAGCTGATGAAACCAGTTACCGCAGTTCAGAGCGATAACGTCGTAATTCTCGTCGTTGGTAGTGATATTGACGCTGCCGCCCGTGATATTGACAGCGGCCGCAGTAACGGTACCGTCGGGAGCGACATGGAAAGTACCGTCGCCGTTATTGATTTCAAGACCACGGAGGACGCCTGCGGTAATGAAGTCTGCAACGATAGCACCGTCCATCGTGACGGCAGTCGAATACGGACCGTTGTAGCCGCTGCTGCTGTAGCCGAAGCCGCCCGAGTTCCAGCGCCACACTCTTGAAGCCGTTTCCTTATCGGGAGTATCCATAATGAGGATCTCATTTCCGCTGACCGAGACATAACCGTTTATGCCTGCATTGATGAGAGCCGTAGCAATGTCTCTTGCGGCAGAGAGGATTTCATTCTTCTGACGAGGGAGCTCGTATTCGATAAGTCTGGCATTACGGACTGCAATATCGGTCAGGCAGTCAGCCTTGTCGCCGATTTCGAGGACAGGCTTATACGGCTTGTAAATATCGACAGTCCGTTTCATGATGCGGAGCTCCTCATCAACGCCGAGCAGTGGGTTGTAGAAAGGATGGATGTTTCCGCAGCGTATACTCTCACGGCTTTTGTAGAGCATGGACAAGTCAAGAGCCTGAGCACGGTAAGCACTCTTCACACGGTTGTTGTTTCCGAGGTACTCACGACCTGCCCTGATGAGATTTTCGGGGAGAGTAATATCGTCGAAGACGACCGTCCCCGCAATCGGGCCGTATTTTTGCAGTGCAGACTCATCCACAATGTACGGAGAACCGCCGTTTACAGAAGAAATATCGAGTCTTTTTGCGGAATCGGAGTCTGTCTGAGCGCCGAGAGGAATCAGCATTGAGATAATATTTGTCGAGTCCGTTTTCACTTCAAGCGACTGCATATTGTCAGCAAGAGCGATTCGGGAAGAACTGCGCCTTGAAATCTGAGTGAGGTAGTCCAGAACGAGCACGCCGTCCACCCTTCTGACCCTGATTTCGCCGCCGATACGGTCTATGAGGTTAGTCCTGATTTCGTCGAGAGTATTGCGGTAGGCGGTAGTTTTGCTGTTGGTGTTGTCGCCGACGACGTCGCACATTCCGAGGAAAATCTGCTTATCGGGAGAGCCTGCCTGAAGCATCTGGGCGTTGTGGACATCGAGCAGAGCACTGAGAAAGCCTGCGGCGTCGGTATCGGAGAAGTGTCGGTACATCTGGACGCTGTCGCAGAGGAAGCCGAGAAAGCCCTCGCAGACTGCCGTTCTGACTACTTTCCCCGAAGTGCTCATGCTTTTTGTGGTCATGAGGACAGTCCCCTCGAATTCGGTCTCATTGGTGAGCGTATTGAGCACCGAGACTGCCGTTCTGCGGTCGGAGAGTCTGTCAAAGCACGGATTCGACGGAAAAACCGAAAACACGAACGAAGGTATCTTGTTGACCTCCTCCGAGAACTTCCCCGAACCGAGCCGTCTGCTGCTTTTAGGTGAAAGCTCATGAAGAACCTCGGACGAACCGCCGTTCTGTATGATGACTCTGTACATTTTCCCCCTCCTTTATATTTAATTTGCTTAGTATGAGATTTCTCTGTCAATGCCTGCACCATAAGCAATAGCGTGTATCTTGCGATTCTTTCTATCAATCGTGAAAACGCAGAAACTTGTGCTTGTTGCTGTCCCCTGTGTTTTAGGATAATAGACAGGAGTGCCATTCTCATCAAATTCACCAAAAGCCTGTTTGTAAGCTTCATCTGCACTGGTTGCTTTTTCGTTGTTCCTTGTGGTATCTACGTTTGGTACACAGATACTCCAAAGCCACGACTTTTCTTCTGTAACTTGATGCCAAGGTTCGTCACTAATTTTACGATAGGTAAAATTATGGTCGTGACCGTGTACTGCACATATAATTTCACCACGGCTTACACCTGTAAAGTCATAATTAACCTTAGTATCAACTCCATTTGTTGTGACAGCCACACTTCCGCTCGCCCCGTCTTTATATGCGGTTAAAATCGCTGTAACGTGCATAAACTGGCTGAGGCAGTGGTGTGACAGAATAACCACACCCCATTCTGTTGGTGCTGATTTATCGCTGAAATCTAAACCGACGTCAATGAGCCATTGGGCCTGTACCGCTGTGATTTCCATAGCATCATCGGCTGCCCCATCAGTATTATCTGGATAATCGAACACATCAACAGTGTTCAGATAAATACAGCGAATTTTCTGATTTTCAAAATCAATATATCCGTAGTTTCTTCCGATTTTGCCACCGTCCTGCACTGTCGACTTGTTGTTACCAGTCAGATAAGCATACATTTCATCTTCGGTCATTCTACGTGGCGTGTCCTTACCATAATTTATATCGTGGTTGCCTGTTACCCAAATATTAGGAATCCCTTTCATACCATCGGTCATACACTTTTTAACGTAGGTCAAATCTTTTTTAACCTGCTCGATTGTTTCAGTGCTATCGCTGTAAGTATAATCTCCAAGCACAGCCGCAAAATCAAGCTTGAAATATTTCTGCATCTCTGCAAGGCCAAGACCTGCATCACGACAAGAAGTAAGATTATCCTTAAGCGGAAAACTTGTAACAGTCGTATCAACCTCAACATGAAAATCAGCCATTGCCGTGAACGTCAAGCTACCAACTGTACGTTTTACTTGAATAATTTCAGCAACTCTCTTTGCTTCTTCGCTAACATAGGTAAATGTCCCGTTTTCACCTGCCGATAGCTCGTCAACCCGATTTTCCAATATAGCCGCACGTTCTTCAAGTTCTGTGATTTGTTCCTCGTAATCTGCTGGAACAAACGCATGATTGGTACTATTCCATCCGGCTTTTGTCGTTGTAACGGACTCCAAGGGTTCGTTTACAGTTACGATAGATTGGGAGTTTATTGTAGGCGCTGAAAAACGGAAATAAGCCATATTTTCAATGTTTGTCATTAATCCTCTGTCCGCCAAGTTATCGGTAATATTATATATACCATTGTTAAACATCTCTTTGACATCAGTACCACCTATGGTGTTTAACAAGGCGAAATTTTCGTCATAATAGCATATTCTCGTGTTACTTTCTGTATTGCCGACAATGCCGAAAAAACGTAAGGTATCGCCGAACTTTGCAGAGATAAATCCAGTTACGCTGTAGGATGATATTGCAACTTCTTGTCCCTGTGAATTGAGACGATACCCAGACTTGATACCTGTACCGCCGTTATACGGTGTTTTATCAGCATTGATGGACAAAGGAATTTGATTTGTCGGGTTTACCGTAACAGTTTTTGTCATATATCCGTAGATATACCCGTCAGACAGCACATAAACCTTTGAAGTATCACCATTTTCTTCAAGCCATTCAATGCTTTCTGCGAATAACGGTGTTTGCTGTGCTCCCTGTGCCTTTAAACCCTCAACTTTTTCATTAACTGATAAAATATCAGTTTTATTCTGCTCGACCTGTGCCGACAGTTCAGCATTGCTGTTATTTGCAAGCTCATCAATTCGGCTGTTTGTTTCTTCAATGTTGGATGCATTCGCCTTAATGTTAGCTTCGATTGTCGATATTTTTGTGACCGCCTCCTCAATATCTTCGCCCGAGACCTTGATATTCTTTTGTTTTTCGGTTGAATCAGCCATAATAAAAAACCTCCTTTTTATCTGCATTGTAGGGGACGGCTTCCTCGACATCACGAATAATTCGTAATGCGTAATGCGTAATTATTTACGGACGACCAATGGTCGTCCCTACATTTGTATGCGTATAATAGCCATTTGTAGGGGACGGCGTCTCGACGTCCCGTATAATTCGTATTATTTTTCGCCCCTGCACGATGATGCCTTATTCTTCTTTCGTATAAAGGACGAAGCCCTCGGAGTCAACAAGGTAGAAGCCCTCGCTGTCGATGAGACGGTAATACTTCCCCGAAACGTCCCTGAGATAATCCGCCCAGCCGTCAGCGTCGCCGTAGTAGGCACCGTTCTGGACTTCGGCGTAGAAATTCACCACGAGAGTTGCATCGGAGGCGGTAATTTTGCCGTCCATATCGGCGTCGCAGGCTCTGAGCTGAGCGTCGGTCAGACCCGTATCCTCACCGCTGCTGAGCTTTGTGTAGGCTTCGAGCACCATAGCGGCATCGGCAGCAGTAATAATGCCGTCGCCGTCGATATCGGGGAAGTTCACCGCAGCCGCATAGAGATTCGGATTCTGCCCGATAACGGGATTCGCCTTGAAAACGGCAGTAATTTTGTGGACTCCGTGACTTTCGGAGAAGCTGACAGTCGGTTCACGCACCTCAAAGAAGTGATTCGGCAGCATATCGTCCCAGAGCTTCTGACGGTCGGCAAAGCAGAGCCATTCCATAACGGCGAAGATGTTTTCCTCAGCGGTTTTCGTGCGGAATTCCAGAAACTCAAAGGTATAAGTGAGGGTGCGTTCACCGAAGGAAGGCTCGCCGCAGATACGGCTGAAATCGTGGGTAACGCTGCTGAACGGGACCCTTTCGGTATATTCGTCCTTGGGAGCTGCACCGATGTTTCGGCTGAGCATCCTCAGACCGAACCTCTGATACGAGTGCAGACCGTTCACTGTAATGCCCTTAATCATGCGAGACTCCTTTCCTTGAGCTTGACGGTAACGCCCTGCTGACGGTCGATATTGTCGGAAGCGATAACGGCAACTCCCTCCGCCACGACTTCCTCTCCGACTACAAACTGAGCATGAAGCTCAATGGGACGCACATCCTCGGGAGACGGCTTTTCCGTGCTGTAATTCCACACATTATTCGTAATTTCCGAAACGGGAGCAGATTCGGCAAAGACCGCATCAGCGTGTGCGGAGTGGACTCTGAGAGCTTCGAAAGCGGAGCTGTCGATTTCGGGGAGCGCCTTCACGCTGATTTCGGGAGAAATACCCTCCAGAGCACGGACAGCGTCCCTGCCAATACGAGGGATATTCTCATTCATGCCGACGCCGATACCCTCGGCAATAGGCTCACCGACCTCATCCCTCATGCGTCGGGACGGCGAATTGATATCGAAAATCTCCTTGGCACCGTCAATAATATCGTCGCCGAAGTCGGAGATTTTATCGAAAAGCCAGTCCTTGGCGGACTTTATGCCGTCCCAGATACCCTCGACGAGTTCCTTGCCGATTTCGACCATTTTGTCCGGGAGTTCGCCGATTTTATCAGAGATTGAGCCGACAAGCTCCTTAGCGGCGTCCCTGCCTGCGATGAGGAGGTCGCTGCCCCAGTCGCCGATGTCGTAAAGCACGTCGGACAGACCCTGAGCAATTTCGGAAGGCAGCTCCGAGAACCATTCCCCGACGCTCTGAACGGCGTCCATTGCGCCCTCACCGAGGGTTTCGCCGATTTCGGTAATTGAATCGCCGATTTCGGTGAGTATCTCCTCAAAAACGGTATAGACCGCCTCGAGGACTGCGCCGAACAGTACCAGAGCCGCCGCCAGAAGTTCGGGAGCGTTCTCAATGAGGACATCGACGACCTCCTTGACGAGGGAAATCGCTGTTTCGGCAAGCTCCTGAGAGTTGTCGCTGATATATTCCGCCAGAGCGAGAACGAGTCCGACGGCAGCGTCAACCAGAACGTCGATATTATCGAGCAGACATGAAGCGAGAACCTCCAGCACCTGCAAAGCGCCGTCGAGCAGAACGTCGGTATTATCGGCAATAAGTTCAGCGAGTGCGGAAGCAATCTCTGCTGCGGCTTCGATGAGAATCGGGAGGTTTGTTGTCAGCGAGTCGGTCAGGTCGATGATGAGCTGTCGGGCAGTCTGTTTAATCTGAGGGAGGTTGTCGGTGATGCCCTTTGCGACGGAGTTCAGAGCCTTTGCGGCGATTTCATACCACTTCGGGAGCAGCTGAGCATACGCCGTAATGAACGCCCCTGCGACTTCGAGTGCACATCCGCTTATGGTGTCAATATTTTCGGTAATACCGTCCGCCAGACTTAGGACGACATCCTTACCCATGCTTACAATATCGGGGAGGAACTCCGCAATCCTTGTAACGGCGTCCCCGAGAATACCGCCGATAGACGGAGCGAGTTCGCCTATTCCGCCGATAATGACATCAATACGCTCCATAATGTTTTCGGCGGCAACGGCAGCACTCTCAACGAAATCACCGAGAAGCTTTTCGGCGTCCTGTTCCTCAAAGTCGGCAATACCGATAAGAAGATTCTCCCAAGCCGCTTTCGCAGCAGCCAGAGAACCGCTGATAGTCTCTGAGGCTTCCTTTGCGGTGGTACCCGTGATGCCCATTTCGGTCTGGATGACGTGAATAGCCTCAACAACGTCGGCATAACTGCTTATATCGTAGTGAATACCCGAAATCGCTTCAGCATCGGCAAGCAGACGCTGCATTTCTTTCTGGGTACCGCCGTAACCGAGCTTGAGGTTATCGAGCATGGTATAATTCTGCTTGGCGAAGCCCTGATAAGCGTTCTGGATGCTCTCCATGGAGCTGCCCATTTTGTTGGCGTTGTCAGCCATGTCGATGATAGCCATATCGGCGAGTTCAGCCGCCTTTACCGTATCACCGCCGAGGGACGCAATGAGTGCTGCCGAGAACGACGTAACGGTTTCCATGTACTGATTCTGGGACATGCCTGCTGTTTTGAAAGCGACGGCGGCATTTTCCATAGCATCATAAACGCCTTGATTGTACTCATGCCACTTGGCTTCAAACTCGTCAATTGATGCACCCTGAGCAAGCATTTCGTTACAGAGTTCCCCATAAGATTTTTGGGTAGTGCTGAACAGCGTCTGAATGCCGCCCGAGAGCTGTTCGTAGTCTGCATAAGCTTCAAGAGAGCTTTTTCCGAGTGTGACCATCGCACCCGCAGTCTTCGTAATAGCTGTGTTGCAGAGCTCCATGCCCTTTTTTGCGAGACCGACAAGACTGCCGACTCCTGATTCAAATCCTGATTTATCAATAGCGGTATCGAATTTCAAAGTACCGTCAAAAGCCACACAAATTCCTCCTTACGGACGGGAATGTGCGGCTCAAAGGCTCAGGAATGCACTTGTTCTCCGTTTCTGATTTTAATTTCAAACACCTGTTTACAGCCTCTTGTGCACTTTATATGCACGCCATGACAGTTGGCGGTGTTGTCGAAAAGAACTGTTTTAGCTCCGCAGAACGGGCAGAGCAGCCACCTCAGTTCAATGGGTGGGACACGAATTCTGTTATCCATGGTAAAACCTCACTGAATGTCGAAAACGGCGGAGATTTCGTCGTCCGACATTTCATACGGGAGAGCGATAAGTCTTTGCAGACGGGCAATTTTCGCACGGTACGCATCATTTTTGATACTGCCGAGGTCAGTGCTTCTGATTGAGATACGCTTCATACATTGGGAATCGTCGGGGAGAGCCGCAAAGAGGCTTCTGAACTCCCACCAGTGCATATCGAGTGCGGCGTCGAGAAGATTGATACCGTAGAAGCGTCTGAAATCGGCAAGCAGGAATTTAGCGTCATATTTCCAGTCGAAAACGGGAGGTCTGCACAGCGGCTGAGCGTCGGCGGTGTCATCATCGGGACCGTCGTACTGATTATCCGTATCGGAATCGAGTGCGTCTGCGGCATAGAATGCGAAAACGGCACGGACAAGCTCTGTTGAAACAGATTCGGGAGGCTCATCGAGGTACAGCGTCATAAGAGAGAGCTTTTCCCTGTCGGAGAGACTCCCGTCGTGAATCATATCGGCGAATCGGAACCACTCACGGAAATCGGTGATAATACCGTACCGACGTCCGCTGATTGTGACATAATCGGGAAGCGGTTCATACAGCAGATTAATCATTTATTCTTTGCGGCACTCCGACGCTGTTTACGATTGGGCAGATATGCAGAAATACGTGCAGCATGTCTCTGATGAGAGGCGTCGTTCTGCTCTCTGACGAACTCCAGAAACTGTGTGTAGATTTCCTCATAGCGTTCCGAACTCATGGGGACGCCGTTGAAGAGCTTATCGGAAGTACCCTCACCGAAGATTCTGTCGAAAAGGTTACGGAAGACGTTGCAGTAGGCTCTGATTCTTTCGGAGACTCTGCCGTCCTTGGGGAGCTGTTTTGCTTCTTTTTCCATGAGGTCGAAGGCATTTTCGTAGCGTTCCATGTTGTCTGCGTCCTGATTATCGAACTCAAGGCTCAGACCGTTGATTTCCCAGTTTTTGCGGCTCATAGGCTCAAATCCTTTCATTCAGCCGTTTCGGGCTGTTCATCGTTGTTATGTACATCGGAGTCGCCGACGGAATAAGCATCCGCCGCTTCTCCGTCAATCTACTCTGTTTTTGGAGTGAACGTGCAGGTCTGCCAGTTATCGGAGCTTTCCGCCGTACCAATTACGAGTTCGCCCTTGCACTTGAAATTGCCCGAATATGTGTAGACGTTGATATTGTCGCCCTCTGTGGACGGAATCACGGCATATGCACGCTTCACAGCCTCGCCCGTTTCGATATCGACCACGACGATATTACGGACAGCGTCGCTGCCGATAAGCTCCTCATCAGAGATGCGGATGATGTCGGTCTGAACCTCCTTGTCGGTGTGACGGTCGAAGGCGTAAGAAATCGAGGGCGAATATCCCACGACGTCCGACTCCTGAAACGGCTCATCGACGTACTGACGATTATACTCAATAGGGTTCTTGCTGGTGGTGAGCTGAGTGAACTTCGGCATCCTGACGAACTTTTCACCGTCTTCGGCGACAACGCCGTAGAATGCGATTTTCTTGTGTCTTGCAACAATAGACATAGACTTTCCTCCTTGAAAATTAAAATAATATGGGCTGATGTATGAATCAGCCCTTTACAATATATTTTTCGGTAAATTCTTCCTCATAAAGGAGCCGCAGCTGAATCTGGTAACGAGCCGTATCAGCCTCCTCCGAGAGAGCATAGCCTCTTGTGAGGACCTCGATGCTGTCGGGAGAACGTCCGCCGCCCAGATCGGGGAGCTCTCCGCAGAGATTCTTCTGTGAAATCCAGTTTTCGAACTCCTCATAGAACGAGAGGTTCCCGATAGCCGTATTGACATCGGCACCGAAGTACTCACGGCTTGCGAAGATAAACAGGAACTGTTTTAAGCAGTCGCCGTCAACGTAACGTGTGTGGACCGGGTCACACGGGACGGTCTCCACAGTGTACTCTACAGGCTCACAGCCGAGACAGTCCACCGTAAGACAGCCGTCCTTCAGCTCGGGGAAGCCGAGAACGAAGTCCCTGACGCCCTCAATAATTGGTTTTTTCATCGTTTTTTCACGCTCCTCAGGATGTCGTCCCTGTGGTCAGCTTTAAGGCGGTCAAGCCAGAACTTTCCCCTGCCCGAAAATCCCTTGTTCGTGTAGTATTCACGTCGGGCGAGAGGCTCGGTATTGATAATAACACCGGGAGACTGCCGCTTATGTGACCTGCTCATTTTACCTCTGTTCTTGAAACGCTTCATGGCAATCGGAGTATAATCGGGAAGGAGCTTCAGACATTCGCTGTCAACGATATCCTGAGCCTCTGCGATATTTCTCCTGTGCTTCACGGTAAAATCGGGAGCAAATTCCACACCTTTGAAGTCAATCATAACGTCACCCCGCAGTCAGCTCGATATGACGCACTCTCGGAGAGCCGAAACGAAGGTCTTTTACGCTCAGAATCGTGAGTGCACCGGCAGGCGGAACGTCGCCGTCGATGATACCGTAGACGATACGGTCATCGGGCTTCGGGAGGTAGTCTGCCGAAGCTTCGGGAATCGAAATGAAATCGGAATTCCGTGGAATCCTGTCGGAGCCGCTGCTCTGACCGTGATTCTGTTCGATGTAGCACGGACCCGTTGTATGACGGACGTATGACGGTTCACGTCCACGTCTTATCTTCTCAAAAATAGTGCAGCCTGCATGGTTAGTGAACATAAAATCAACCTCCGTTCCCGTTCAGGTCGTAGATATCGACAGCACCGAAGGTCTGCCGCATCAGTCCGAGTTCTCTGAGTTCGTTTCTGAGGAAATACAGCGACTGACCTGCATTGAGATATGTCATGGAAACGCTGTAGCTGCCGTTTGTTTCGGAGCCCTGTGAGAGTGCGGGATTAACGTCGGAAACGGAGTTCAGCGCTCTTGAAACAGCCTGAATAACGACGCTTCTTACCGCTTCGCCGTAGTCATCATCAGCAGAAACACGTTCATCGAGGTCGATACGGTGTTTTTTTGCGGCGAGCCTGAGCTTCGAGGAAGCTGCTGAGAGAAGAATCTCAGCAGCCTGAGTCTGAGCCGCCGTCAGACTTATCCCCAGAGCTGTCATGTCGCTTACGCTTGCGTACACCTTTCCCATCGGCAGCGTCCTCCTCGGAATTATTGTCGGGAGCGTCCTCCACGGATTCAATGTCGGGAGTATCCTCCACGGATTCAATGTCGGGAGTATCCTCCACGGATTCAATGTCGGGAGTATCCTCCACGGATTCAATGTCGGGAGTATCCTCCACGGATTC